GCCTTGCCGGTTGAATTCCACCATTCGTTGAACGGCTGCGCTATGATCTTGTCCCAGGCTATCTTCAGCTTTTCACCGAAGTTTTTCGCGTCCTTCCATTCCTGGGAGTTAACCATGCGCTGTATGCTGTTTCTTAAGTTGTCCACTCTGGCCATTACCCACTTGGAAATATTTGCTCCGGCTTTCTTCCAGGCTTCTCCCCACTGTGTGATGATGTCCTGGTTCTCGTCTATCCAGTTGGTGAGCTTTTCAAGTCCTGGCTTTATACCTTCCCACAGGCCTTGTCCCCAGGGCCTCAAAAGTGAGTTTTGAAGAGTGTCTTTAAGGGTTGATATCATACCCTTGGCGGTCCTGGATTGGTTGGCCATCATGCCTCCGAAACGTTTATCCATGCCTCGTAATAACGCATCTATAACCTTTGCCGCTTCTATACTCTCTTTACCGATGTTTGCGATCTGTTCTCCGGTTAGGCCGAGCTCTTCCTGCAGTATTTGGTTGACTGGTACACCAAGCTCCTGAAGCTGCAGGAGTTCCTCTGCCTGTGCTCGTCCTTTCGCTCTCATCTGGCCGAGTGCTCTCGTTATACGGTCTATTCCTTCAGAACCAGCTCCCAGGCCGCTGGCCGTGTCACCTATGGTCTTCAGCATATCAAGCACATTGTCTGCTTCAAAACCGAAGGCCATCAGCAGCTTACTACTGTTGATCAGTTCCGGGAATTCGAACGGTGTTTTATTGGCGAACTCTGACGCTTCCTTCAGGAATTTTTCTGCCTTCTCGGCGCTTTTTAGCATGGTTTCAAATGCGATCTGTGTCTGCTCGAAATCGGCGGCTATGTCCATCGGTTTATAAATACCGGCAAATGCACCGGTCGCGCCGAGTATGGCGCCTTGTATGGAGGTTGCGAAGTTCCATAAGGCCTTTAATGGTGCTGTGGCCAGGTCGATTACTTTCATCGTAAAGCTGAATGTCTTACCAGCTATGCTGCGTGCTTTTGATGAAACTTTACCGACAATGCTTGATGCTCTATCCAGCGCATCAAGAACGATCTGGTATTTGGTTTTGTTCATCTGGTTCAGCCGCTCTTGCGTCTTTTGGTTGGCCTTGTCAAATCCGTTTATCTTTCGCGTTGCCTGGGAAACGCCAGGATCCGTCTTATCCTCGACACTAATTGGGATCTCGATCCTGAAAACCTCTGCCATTCTTTCCTCCTTTCTCACAAAAAAGAGCCTCCTTGTTCAGGACAGCTCTTTTGCTGTGTATTATTTTTTCCTGTTCCTTATAGCTTTGCTTGTATTTTCAGCCTGTGTTATCCACTGGCAGTTTGATGGTTCATAATCTCCATCATTATCTATGCGATCGATAGTAAGATCATCGCGGTATCCGTTGGACATTGCCCAGTTATAGAAAGCTTGGAAGTCATTCTCCCATTCATCACATACCTTGATACCACGTCCTCCGTATCGATCATAATGCTGTTTATTTGGATTGCTGCATCGTTGTTTCATCCCTCTCCATATCCTATGCAATCTCGTTTGGTAGAGACCATGAGTTGCAAGTAGCGTCTTACGATGACATCCGCAGCTCACAGTTTTTCCTTGTCGAAGGCTATTTCCGTTCACCGTAACTTTATTTCCGCAGTCACAAACACAAACCCACATAGTTTCTTTTCCAGTTTTCGTTCCCTCTTCGATTACAGTAAGCTGACCGAATCTGCGTCCTTTCATTTCGATTTTTCTACAAGTCAGTCTGTTTTCTTCTTGTATGCATCCACAGCTTCTGCAGGTTCCGTTTCGCAGTGTCTTAGTGCTTGGAGTGGACGTATAATTTCCGCAATCGCATTTACATAGCCACCTTACGCGCCCATCGGATGAGCGCCCTGCTTCTTTAATTACTACCAGCCTTCCGAAGCGCTGCCCTGTAAGATCAAGTTTTCTCATTTCATTGCCTCTGCCCATAATCTCATTGCTGCACGAAATCCAGCAAAAAAGTATTCTTTATCGCGCTCATTATGGCTGGCTGAAATAAGTTCCTCTACTTCCAGGTATTCTTTATGAGGAAGCATACTCGATAGGACTTCATGTAAACGAATAGTTTCTTGTGGCATCGGTGCGTGGCTTTGCTCTGCGCAGTAAGCCTCATATAGTTTTTCGATTTGCGACATTCTATCATCCTCCTTGTTTTTCAGCCAGAAGTCTGATAGAATATATTTATCAGCTTCGGCTGGTGGGTGGCACTCGCTTTGTTCTTGACGGGACGGCGGGTGCCATTTTTTATTCTTTTTCTTCTCTTAATACCGTTTCCAAGCCTTTTCTTACCACTTCGGTTCTTGTCATATTGTTCTTTCTGCAATATTCCTTTAATCGATTGTTCATTTCTTCATCGATCCTTGCTTTAACCTCAATGGTTTTAGGCTTATCTAACTTCGGTCTTCCGGTGCGTGGACTCACTTCATCACCTCACTTTCTGTGCCACAATTAAATTATAATTATTGTGCCACAGAAAGTCAAGAGGTTATTCGTCTGTTTCTGAATTATTCTCTTCCTCAAGCTGCACGCGCATGGAGGTTAACATGAAAGCTCTCACTCCTGGCGGTTTGGCCATAACCTCGTCCGGAGGAATGCCCATCCGCTGGAATATGTGATGGAGCAGGGTGGCCATTCCTCCGGCCTTTATTAGTTTTTTATCGTTTCCTCTGCTGTGACTGAATAACCACTGATTTTATCGATGAGCTCAAGCACAGCATCCTTTTCTCCTGCAAGCAGGGTTTTGTCGATGAGGTCGACGCCGTTGAGCACATTGATGGCCTTCCACGCATTCTTGTTGTCCCAGATCTTTGCCCTATCCTCGTCTACAGTTGCCTGATAAATCAGGGCGCTTCTGTACCTTACGGTGTCGGTGTGTTCAGGGAATTTAATGCCGAGCTGTTTGTTCCTGACGTATTTGGTGTATTTCTCTTTGCAGGCCTGGTATTCTTCCTCGGTCAAAGGACGAATGCGGAATTTAAAGAGAACCACGCCGTTTCTGGCTATCTCGATTGTTTGAATGTTGTCTTCCTCAGTCTTAAAGTTTGCAGCCGCCAGCAAACCTTTGAGGATATCGTCCTCGTATGCTCTTAACTGGCCCTTGTTCTCCTCTTCAGTAAGCTCAATTTCTTCAATTCTGGCTTTTTCGATTTTATCGTTTGCCATGATTTCATAACCTCCTTAAATTAAAAAATTGGCCGCCCTGGTGTGCAGGACGGCCATAAATATTTGGTTATATGCCTGCACGCTTCCATTGCGTATTAGGTTGCGTATTAGGCGGTTAACAAGCTTTGCAATTCCGGAGGATCATTGACAAAGAGGCTCCAGGCTCTCTTGATGGTATCTCCCACGGAAAGGTTCTGCAGATCTATAGTGCCGCTTGGTACGCACTGTCTGTAAATCATGCGCTGTTCGCTCCCGTTGCGTCCCTTTACCACGCCTTGGAAATTCCAAGCCGGCATTACTCCGGTCTTCATTCCTTCGAACAGCTCCTGGATGAAGCGCTCGTCTGCGATTACCACTTCTGTGAAGGTTAGGGTCACGCCATAGGCCTGGAACACTTCATGCTCTTGTGCGTCTCCCAGCGGCTGATATTTAGCATTTGTCACATTGACCTGGGTCTGGAATGTTTCAACGGTGGCCAGCATGACGCCCTCGTCGTTGTAAAGCGCGCCGTCTTTCCCGGTCAATACTTTCCTGGCATCAATCGGTGCTCTGTTATTTAACATGCCTTATCCTCCTTCCTTAAGATTCAGGCGAAAATCTGAACTTGAAGGTCAGATATGCCTTTTCTATACTGTCGATATCATCAACAGCAATTACAAACCATGCGCTGTCTCCCGCAGGCGGATTGAGTGGATCCTCATAAACGGTACCGTCCAGGAGTTTCTTCTCGCCGATCATGGCGTTTACTACGCCCTGGGCCGCAGCTATGAATGTCGCTCTTCCGTCACTGTCGTTGTTTATCTTGCCGATCAGTGGATCGGTGGTTGCTACTATCCTTTCGATGAGCTCAAACCTGGTCTTGGTCCTGCGGATTTTCTTCCAGCCTTCATCCTGGTTGCCGCTTGGTGTTACCAGGGTATTGATGGCGCTCTCGATCCAGATCTGGTCGCTTGCGTTCACTGTGAGAACGATGCAGCCTTTCTGCAGCGCCTTTTCAATCTGGCTATTTGTCAGCGCCTCTGCGAGAGAAACAAATCCGTTTACCACGGTGTGGGTCAGGCTGGTGTTGGAAGCTACGGCTGCTATCATGCCACCGATCCTGGCTGCCAGCTTGTATCCGTCATAAAGGTTTCCGCTGGCGTCGTATGCCGAGTTCAAGACGTAGACCATTTTCTCATCGTTGAATGCTGCAGCATGGTTCATCCTGGTATCAAGGTCCACATCCTTTGTCTCTGCTACGCAGGCCATCGGTGTGGCTCCGGCGAGGTAGATCCTCTGGATGAAGGACTGTACCAGTGCATGAACTGCCGTGTCAGATGTGTCTACGCACAGCACGTTCCACTTGCCTGCTTCCAGAATATTAAGCGCTGCACTGTATTCGGTGGTGGTTACAGTCGGGTTGGTTCCGGCTGTCATGGCTGCCTGGGCCACTGTTGCCAGCACCTTGTTTCCGTCGGCGAGTTTTTCTGCTGTGAAGTTCTTGCTGTTGGCGAATGCCGCCACGAGATCTGCTGGCTCTCCTGCTCCGGTTGCTCCCTTTGCAAATTCCACCTTTTCAAACTCTGTGGTCCCTGAATAGATGATGCATTCGCGCTTATCGTCGTTCAGCAAACTGTCCCTAATGGTTACATTGAACGGACGGTTACCGACGTATTTCGCGGTGATTTTTACCACGTCAGTTGAAGCGCCGTCTTTGAGGGTTATTGTTGCGGCGGTTCCTCCGGATCCTGCTCTTACTGCTTTTACTTTGCTGCAGCCTCCGTTGAACATCTCTGTGATTGCGTCCACGGTGAGCTCTGTTCCAAAGGTGGAAGTTGCCGCACTGGGGCTGTCAAGTTCTACGAGCTTGTTGAGCGGTCCCCAGTTTGCCCTTATAACTACTGCGCCTATACCGTTTACGGCTCCTGCCGGTGTTACTCCGCCGGCATTCTCATATCTGGTATAGACTCCAGGGCGGACTTTCTTTTCACCTATCGTGAAAACTCCTGCCATGTTACTTGACCTCCTTCGTCATGAAATCTTTTACTATTTTTGCTGCCTGTGTTTTTGTGGCTTTTTCGACGCCTGCCACGCGGAAGGCAGCCATTACGCATTCAGGCATGACCTTTTTACCGAATACCTTTTCTGATGCTGCAGCGAGCTCTTCGGCTGTGTATTCGGGCTCCGGGGTTGTCGGCTCCACAGAGCTGGTCTTCTTGGTGTTCTCGGTTTTTTCAGCCATAGAATAACCTCCTATTCTTCATAATCTGTTCCTGCGATATTCGTCTTCGCCAGTACATGCGCATATTTTGGCCTGCGAAGTATACCAAACCGCACATTGATTTGGAGCTGGCCTGTAATGAGGTAATTGGCCGCGCTGTCGGCTCTTATGCTCCGTATGAACATGGGAGATGTGTCCAGCATTGTAACCTCTCCCTGGGTTGCCAGCGTGTCTACGAGGTATTTAAGCCATTGTAGCCTTGCTTCCGCAGTTGGAGCGAATATATGGCCAGCTATGCTTCCGTTCATCCAGGCCACTGTATTTGTTTCCTCGGCCGTTTCCAATGTCGCAAGCCTGAAATAAAATGCAGGCTTGTCGTTTGCTGTTGTGAAGTAATCCTGGATCTTGTCACGGCCTATCAATACAGCGGCTGGTTCCCATTCCTTGATGAACTCGTTCATGGCCATGATGGGATCCGGGTCTGTTGTCTCTTGGCAGGGAAAAGCCAGCACGTCAAAAAGAACTGTTATGCCATTTACATGGGATCCTTTTATTGTGTTTGCGCTTACTTCGAAGCTGTCAGACCTTACCCAGGCCAGGCAGTACGGAGGCTGTTCGGCCGGCTGCATGAACACATCACATAAAGCAGCACGCACTTCCGGCTCTATTTCTTCCGGAGGCGTTCCGGCCTCGTCGCACCATATGTTAAGCGTCATTAATCCGGAGCTCTGTCTTTCCGGATTGGCCTGCATGTCTACCACGAAATCAATTCGCGGGTACTGTTTTTTGCCTTTCCAGCCTTCCTCCTGATCTCCAGGAGCTGCCTGGTAGAAAATTGCCGGCAGTTTGTTGAACTTGGCCAGCTTGTCCGTCAGGTCCTTGCTGGCTATAAGTCGGTTATAAATCAAATCCTCCAGCGTCATTGTCATTCGCCTGCCGTGCCTTCAGAATTGATGGTCTCCATGTCGGTGGTCCATTTGACCGCCCATTTGCCGGCAGATACCTCTGAAGCAAATATTGTGAAGTAGTTTGTGACGTTCCCCAGGCCTGGCAAAAATAAAACGGTCAGCTTTTCATCGCTCACCGCTGTTACAATCCCATTCCTGGGTTCATCCCATGTCTCATGTTTCGCCCTGATTAAATCTCCTTTATGCACGCTGGCTTTATCAAACACTTTGTTGACGGTGTCTTTAATTAACGGCATGGCTTCCCTCCTTCCCTGAATTATTTGAGATATGGCTCGCTGTAGATTTGCTTAATCTTCGGCTTTGCAGCCTCGATTATCGGTTCCTCGAATGGACGCGGTTCAATAGTCAGGTGGTAGTTTATCGTTTTGGTACCACCTTTTTTCAGCTTCATGGTCTTTTGGACCTCGCCGTCGTATCCCTTTTCGAGGATTGGTGCATATTTCACGTCCGTGACAATTGCAGGCCTTACCGTCAGGCTGCTGCCTGCTATTTCGGATCCTGTCCTTGGTTTCCAGCTCAAGCGCAGGTTTCCGGTCCTTGCTGCAGGTGGTTCCCCTGGCGCTGAAGCTGTATATTTGCTGCTTGAAAAAGGCCTTTTATAAACGCGGCCGGACCTTTGGCCACGCAGGACATTGAGCGCTGCATTTCGGAGCTCATTGGCGGCCCTGAAAGCTCTGGATTTAGCTTCGTGGTTTATCTGGTCCACTATTTTGTCTATCTCCGGTTTAATCTTGATATTCATAGCCATCGAAGCGTTCCTCCACGTAGTAAATGGTCCAAAGTCCCAAGGCGCCCGGTTCATCTACTCCCTGGACGAAGAATATTCTGTCTCCAAAAATCAGGCGGTCTTCCGGATCCGCCTTGGGCTTTCCTCTTTGGACTATCGTGTGACTTATGGGATGCTGGAGCTGCCGCCATCGCTCCTTTTCCTGGGGTTTAGCCTCGGCCAGGATGCCTCTTATTGTCACTCCATCGTCGCTGTATCCGCTCTTTGCTCTCCCGCGTGAGCTCACGGTTCTGTCTTTTTTCTCTACGGTAAAGTCTTTATACAGGTTCCCTGGCCTGAGGTACATATCCCCCACCTTCCTTTCGTCCTGCTGCCGGGTTATCCATCATTCCTTTGTAAAAGTATGCGTCGCCGCTTATCGCGGCCGGATTTGCGCTCGGCACGGAATAATTTAATTCGGCCTTTAGCTCCTTGTACATCTCTCGCCATACTTCTACGCGGGCCTGTAGGCCCAGGGAAAGAGGTCCGACGTCGGTGTCTACCTCATAGGAAAATCGCCGGCATATGCTTTCAACGAGCGCCAGCTTGGCTTTTTTCCATTTGTTCGGGTACATCTCCAAAACAGCATTGATTTCCTCGTCGGAAAGTGCTGCCGTTTCGGCTCCTCCCTCTACCATGGTGTCGCCAAGCTCAAAACGCATCCTGTCTTTGCCTTTTTCCTTGATCTTCGTTGGGTCATAGGTGTAGCTTCTCTCTGCCATTATGCATCACCCTGACCCTTATTCTCCTCTGTGTTGCCCTGCTCTTCCTCTCCGCCGGTCTCCATTTGCTCTACCCTTTCCAGGATTGCTGTCTTGACCGTTTTCCTGTAGTCAAGCGCATCAATCAGTATAAGGATTTCCTCTTTGTCGATTTCGCCCACCGCCTTGGCAGCCTCCTCTGCATTAAGCTGCAGGGTAGCAATGGCTTTTATTATGTCCTCTGGCTTCATTTCGAGCTCAATTAGGCCGCCTTTTGCCGTTATAGGTATGATTATATTCCCCGGTTCCTTTTCGTCGTTTCTGGGCGATTCTGTGGCTTCTCCGGCAGTCTTTTGAAGCTCGGCTACCTTCGCTCTTAAAAATTTGTTTTCCTCCAGTAGCACGTCAACATTTACGGCCGGAACTATAAGCCCTTGCTTGATTAAGACCTTTTCGCGGCTCGGAAGAACGGCATCAGCAGGGATAGCGTCGCCTTCGGAATAGGCGACGCCTCCAAGTACACACGCTTTTTTGCAAATGTAACCGTAACTGTTACCGTTCATCGGTGCCCCTCCTTCTCTTATACGCACTGGTCGAAGTAGATTGCCAGATCGTCGCAGGTCTTCTTCATGTCTGTGGCCATCAAACCTTCGATGAACTCTGCATGCGTGCCTTTTTCTCCTTCGTACTGGTCAATTGCGATGTACTGACCATTGCCGAGCATATCCCATGTGAAGATATAGCCTGCGCTGGGCTCGTCGATGGAAGGATTGTCGGTTGCGTAGCAGAGAAGTGCGCCGTCGGTTGCGCATACAAACTGCATGTCTTCCTGGCCGATGCCGCCTCTGTTGTAGGTGCTTTCGAGAACCTTTACTTCCTCGATCTGCAGGATTGCAGCCAGAGCTTGAGGTGTGACGATTGCAGGGTTGGCGGTGCTGCCGGTGTATTTTACCCTTTCGACGATGTCAGGATGGTTCTTTAATGCGTTGTATGCGTCAACGCCAAGGGCCAGCCTGTTGGGTTTTCTGCGTCCGGACTGTTTGATGTCTTTGATTCTGGCATCAAAGAAGTTTACAGGGTCGAAGTTGGCATCGGTGAATTTCAGGAACTGGTTCGCGCCGGGGTTAGCTGCTACGCCAGTCCATACATTCTGCCATGCTGCAGCATTGAAAAAGTTCTGTGCAAAGAGAAGGTCCAGGTGGAGCTTCAGCTGCTCGGTGACAAATCTTACTTTTGCTCTTCTCGGATCTGCCACGCCGGGAGCCTTTGCTCTCTGGTAGTTCAAAGCGTCGATCTGGTCGATACCTACGATTACCTGGTCCACTTCGCACTTGTAGGTGTTGTCTGTCTGGCCCATCAGTGCAGGCTGAACCTTTCCGAATGCGGGTTTTCTCTGCACGTTGTCTCTCGCAAGGTCAGCCTTGCTGAATGTGTAGTAATAGCTGGAGCTTAGGCCTACAGGGCAAATTGGGAATATAGCGGGTGCTACAAAGTCTCCCTCCTCTTGGAAGTAGGCCATGCTCATGTTGGTCAGGTAGTTATTTGGCTTCCAGCCTTTTGCTATCTGTACCTGAAGGTTGGATATACTTGTTCCTTTCATAGTCTGCTATCTCCTTTCTTGTTGGTTTAAGCCGGCACTTTGCCTGACTTAACTATTTGTACTTTGATTACCTGGCCTGCAGCTGTCGCAG